ATCAACCTGATCGCCCACAAACGCTACGCCAATGACAGAGAACAACCCTGCGCCATCATCACTGTCTCCGCCGTTTCCTAACCTCAGCAACGCCATCACCACTGATGATGTCAGCCAGAAAGGGACCGGCAGTTACAAAGCGGATTACGTCAACTGGTGCCGTGTCTCAAAGCTGCTTTTAGACAAGGCTCCAGGCTGGCAGTTTCATCTTGCCCACTACGTTGACAGCGGCCACGTTTGGAAAGCACCGAACGGCACCGGCTACGTCGTCGGTTACTTCACCGGACCAAATGGTGAGCGAACGCCTGATTTTCCGCAGGCGATCATGGACCACAAGAACAAACCTGTTGCCTACGAGTCAGTCAACGCTCGCGATGTAACAGACACCCATCGACGCGCACTTGCTGCCTGTGCGGCCTTCACTTTTGGGCTGGCCTGGCAGTTGTGGGCCAAGGAAGAGGTGGAGAACCCCATGCGCGAATCTGCGCCTGAGGAGTCAAAGCCTGCAGCCAAGATCAAAGGCATCGACGACGGCGATCAGCCTCTAAAGCCTGACGATGTGATGATCTGCCTTGGAGAAGTCCAGGGCTATTCAAAGATGCAAGATTGCATCAAAGACTTCAGGGCTGCGTTTAACCTGCCCAGCACAGCCAAGCTCAGCGAGACCTTCACCATGGTCAAGCATCAGCAATGGCTAAATGCAAA